TTGATGTGTTCTATGGGTGCAGTCGGTACAGGCAACGGTAGAAACATAACATATTGTGGTCACGAAGATGCACCTAAGAAGAAAAATAGTGATTCTGATACTGCTCTAGCAGTCATAGGTATAGCCGTTATTGCTGTAGGTGCCTACTACCTACACACCAATTATGATTTTGAGTTGAAGTTTGATTTGACAGATAACTACCAGACCTATGGAACTAAAAAGACATTCAATCTGTTTGAGAAAGATGATAACTCACTAAACTTTGAGATGGACTTCTCCCATACTACTGCAGATGACTTTTATCAAAATAGAATATTTTTTGGTTTCTCTGGCACATTTGGCAATTAGGTGGTGAAAGCATTAGTAGTAGGCAATGGCGAAAGCCGTAGGCAAATAGATTTAAACTTGTTTAAAAGAAACGAGTGGGAAATTTATGGATGCAATGCTTTATATAGAGAGTTTATTCCAGATCACTTAATAATACTTGATTCACCAATGCGTGAGGAGTTTGAACAAAGTGGCATTAAAGTAGCAAATGTGCATTACTTAGAAGATATTCCTGAATATGAACCAATGATGAATTCAGGATTAATTGCATTAATAGTAGCAATGCGAACGCATAACGAAATACATATGATTGGTTTTGATTTAGAAAGTATGAGCGGAAGGGTAAATAATATATACAAAGACACTAATAATTATTATAGTGGCGAAAAAGAATCTGGTGGTTTTGTAATCGAACAATATAATATCAAAGCAATCTGCAATAGGTTTAGAGGAAAAGGCAAAGTTATTAGAGTTGCTGATAATATTCCTTTCGAACTTGACAAATACTTAGAAAATGTTAAAATAAAAGAGTATATAAAAGGACTCGAGAATGCCTAAGCCAGCAGTATTACCATTAAGCGAAGTATTCAACGCAATAGACAAAAAAGATTACAACTGGTATAAGAATTTAAGTGCAGAGAAAAAGAAAGCATTTAGTCCATACTTGCAACTTAAATACTCCGCAAGTGCAACAGGCTCCAATGAATTACAGGAGTATATGATTCGCGCAACCAATAATGAACTAAACATTAACTTTTGGGAAGTAAGTAAGTATCCCGACTTAACTTATAAAATACTTTGCGCTATCAATCCAGGTATTGGCACATTTAAACGTAAGTATTTGCCAATGAAAAAAGAAACAAAAGACAATAAGAAAACTAAGTTTCTTAAAGAAATATATCCGTCGTGGAAACTTAGTGACATAGAAGCATATGCAGAAATATGCGATAAAAAGGAACTCAAACAATTAGCAAGAGAACATGGATACGACGATAAGTCAATCAAGCAAAAATTATGAATGTAAGTTTTGCAATAGAAGTTTCGCTAGAGAAAAAACTTTAGCGGCGCACGTATGCGAACAAAAACGCAGACATAATCAAAAAGAAGAAAAGCATGTTCAAATTGGTTACATCGCTTATAAGCGATTCTATGAATTAACACAAGGGTCAGCAAATTTCAAAACATATGAACATTTTGCTGATAGTCAATATTATAATGCGTTTGTAAGATTTGGCAAACACATTATGAACATTAATGTAATTAATCCAGATTATTTTATTGACTATGTTATAAAAAGCAATACTAAGTTGGACCACTGGTGTAAAGATTCTGTATACGAAGAATATCTGCTTCCATACATTAAAACAGAAAATGCTAGAGACGCTCTAGAGCGTAGCATTATGAGTATGGAAGATTGGGCAAATAATAACAACTCTGTATTTAATCATTACTTTAGGTATGTTAGTTTTAATAAAGCAGTAGCAATGGTAAGAAACGGCAAGATAAGTCCGTGGGTAATTTACCACAGCGAAACAGGAATGGAGATGTTAGAGAAAATGTCTGATGAACAATTAGGATTAATTAATGACTTTATTGACCCAATATACTGGAGTAAACGTTTTGAAGCGTTTCCTGCAGATGTAGAATGGGCAAAACACATTTTAAGTGAAGCAAGCATGTAGGAGAAAAACAATGACAGATAACGTAGTAGATTTTGATTTAAGATTATTAAAGAAGAGACATAAAGAATTAGACAACATGATTTGGGAATTAGAACAAAAGGATGTTGGCGCAACCCACTTACGGCTAATAGAACTTAAGAAAGAAAAATTACACATCAAAGATAAAATAGCATGGATGGAATGTAAATTTGGATGACTCGAAGGCCTATAAAAAATACCCACACCACCATAAATGGTTTAATAAGTTATGGTTAAGTGAAAAATTAGGATATAAATGTGGGCCCGGTGGCGTAAATGTATCGCGTAATGCTGAATACATTGTTCGTCCAATTATGAATTTAGAAGGCATGGGTGTGGGTGCTAAGGTTGTAAAAATGGATCCACGCAAGTATATTAGCACACCACCAGGTTATTTTTGGTGTACACGATTTAAAGGAAGGCATTTCTCATATGATTTTAAATGGGAAGAAGATTGGGAAGTTCCATTAAGAACTCCACGCTATGCAAAGGGATGGCGGCAATTAAGTTGCTGGGAAGGAATTAAAGAAACAGGTGAGGATCGATTGTGGAGATGGAGTAAATGGATTAAGAGAAATAGATTTATTAAACTTCCAGATTGGTTTGATGAATTAAAAGATGCAAGTAATATAAATGTAGAATCTATTAATGATAACATTATAGAAGTGCATTTACGGCCTAGTCCAGATCCAATTGATAAGCATAAAGAATTAATAGTGTGTTGGGAAGACTCAACTTATGATAAAGAAGCATATTTTAAAAACGGATACGAATATATAGAATCATATGACGATGCTGGAGGAAAATTACCAATACCGCGTTTGGGATTTTTAGCATTACCAATTGTACCAAGAGCAAGAAACCAATATGAGCCTTAAATTTGATATTGACATAGACTTTGCGAATAGAAACGAAGTACTCGAGAAGGTACAAAAATATACTCCTGCGACTATTATACGTGATAATGAACTATTAAAACATAATACTGGAGTTTATTTTACTGATGTTCCAACAGACCCAGTAAAAGGCATTTGCTCACTCGACCATAAGGATGCAGAAGAGCGAGGATACTTTAAATTAGATTTACTTAATGTTAATATATACAACCAAGTACAAAGCGAAGAACATTTAATAGACTTAATGTTTACAGAGCCACCATGGGAAAGACTTGCTGAAAAAGAATATACTGAACAGATTATACATATTGGTAATCATTATGAATTAGTAAAGCAAATGATGCCAGATAGTATTCCTAGAATGGCAATGTTTTTAGCAGTAATACGCCCTGCTAAACGCTATCTAGCAAATAGAACGTGGAAGGAAATAGGACAAGAAGTTTGGAAGGTTCCAACTGATCCCAATGCGTATTATTTTAAGAAAAGTCACTCTGTGGGTTATGCACATTTAGTGGTTGTGCATATGAATTTAATTAATCAGAGTGTATAGTATCGTATATAATAGGAAACAGAGTTTTATAATCTGTTCCACGCCTGCGATCTAACTCAGTTAAGTATCGATGCAAGTCTTTTTGTGCTTTTTTATTAGGAGTTTCTTGTTCTATAGATTTTTCAATACCCCTCAAATATTCAACAGTGGGTTCAATTGTTCGATTATCTAAACCTGGAATATTTATTTCTTCTAATCTGTTTATGAATTCTGAATAACCCCATTCTAGAATTTTTGGTCCAAAAATTGACGGATGCATCCACTCTTTCCCAGTGGCTTGGCCACAACTAATATTTACACCCCATGGTCTTCCAGCTTCCACGGTTAATTCGTTCCATTCTTTATATTTTTCAAAAAGCTCCGGCATAGTAAATGTAGCTATAGGAGTCCAACACATATTAATCGTAGTATCAAGGCCGGCCTTAATTATGTATTTCATATTTTTATCAAATAGATCTATATCCAACCCATATCTAACATACTCTGCTTCTTTACCCCAGCAATCAAGACTGCCAACAATATGGCCATCATATATTTTCTTTTCTTTGAGTAGTTTAGTTATTTTATTAATTTTGCCTTCTATTTTATCTGATGACAAATTACTAAAAAAGAAAAGTTTTAAATTTTTAAATTTACCATTGCTGTTTGCAAGATAGTCTAATAGTCGATCAGATTGTGGTTGTATAAAAGGTTCACCTCCTAAAATATATAATTGTTTTAAATACTGACCATTTTTATCTAACCATTCAAATACCTTGTCTAAATATTTTAATTCTTGAAAATTAGTGCTACCAGGAGGCGTTACCGCCCCTGTCATGAATTCATAAATACCTCCATATTTTGTATCTTCAGCCTCCCATGTACTACTGAAGTGTGAGCCACAATATGTACACGAAAGATTACAAAAGTTACTAAAATAAATTTCCAATTGGGTGGGTGTTAAATGTACCGCTTTGGAGTCTTTTAGTATCTCTGGTGGAGTGGAAGGAGCAAAACGTTCATGGTCATGCAATAATCTATCACTAGTGCCACCAGCATTTTCAATAACTCTACAGTGTTCACATCCTAACTCTGGCCACTCATCTCGCAACATTTGTAATCTGGCATGAACTTTTTGATGTGTGTTATGAAAATCAAAGTCTTCTGTGATTGGATTGTGATCACATCTATGACAACTTGCAGTGGTATTTGTAGTTAAGAACACAGTACTAAGTGACCATTTTAATCTACATTGTAGATTTGATGCTTTGGGTGCAATGATTGAGTTATTTTGAACTTTAATAACCATTTTTTATTTTATTTTTTGAACTAATTGAATATTTCTACGTTTTGTTCTACGTTGAGCGAGTTCGTTCATACTAACATATGGGCCATGGATTATTTCTACGTCTTTCGCCATAAATGTTTTGATATAAGGTTTGAATACAGTAAATTCATCCTTGAGGAAAATATTAATTGGAAACAATCTATTAGATTCCCACCACCAAACATCGCCTAATTCTAAAAATTTTTGCTTTATTGCTAAGTTAGGAAGCGTATCATAATCATACATACTAATGATTGTGGCATCTTTGTTTAAAATAATGCCAACATATTCTCTATCAGCATATTTTATATAGCTTATAAATGGATATTTCTCTGTTAGTTCTTGATAAATGTTGGACATAAATATAGTAAAGGATTTTATAAAATGCTAGTAACTACAGTCTATTTATATGACCAGACCGTTAATTTGAAAATAAAGGTCGACACGGACAAGCAACACTGGGGGTATGAAATGTACAATCATCCGATTAAATTATATAAAGGTATTGATAATACAATACAATTAAAAATACAAAATGATAATCAGAAGTCATTGACTATTACTGATAAAACTATAACGTTTAATATTTTAAACAGTTCGGATGGAACCAGCGTACTTTTAAGTAAAACTGCTACAATTGTAGATGGTATTAACGGCAAGGCAAAGGTTACAGTTACAGAGGGTGATTTATTAAATTTAGATAGCCAATATCTAAATTATTCAGTGAAAGTTGTAGACGGCGAAGAAAATCAAATGATTGGTTATGTAGATGGTGCATATGACGTTATCGGACAATTACAAATTTTAGACGGCGTATTTCCAGATGTAAAAGATAGTAAAGAATTAAAACTAGCAGATTTCACTAACGATTCAGGAACCTATATAAGTAATCCATTAACAGCAGATACCGCATTAAATCAAAACACAGGGCTTCAAACAGCCGCGTTTTATGTAAATGGATACAGTGGTGATATTATAGTACAAGGTACATTAAATGATAATGTATCTTTGGCTGATGTTGATTATTTTGATATTAAAACTGTTACATTAGCAAGTAAAACAGGAATTGCTTATACTAACTGGAATGGAGTTTATAACAGAATACGATTTAAGCACACTCCAACTGCTGGTAGCATGGAAAAAATTCTATATCGTGCTTGACATATAGTACCTCAGACTGTATAATAGTACTATGAACTTAGTACAGTCAGTTATTATGAACAATTTGCCTGGGAAGGTAAAGAAAAGTTCTAGTGGCTGGAATTCATTCAATGCTCCTTGTTGTGTCCACAACGGAGAAACACAAGACAAACGCGGCCGAGGCGGTATTATAATCAACGGTGAAGCGATTTCATATAATTGTTTCAACTGTGGGTATAAGACGGGATGGCAACCTGGCCGTCATTTGAGCAGAAAATTGCGTCAACTCATGGGCTGGATGGGCGTTTCAGAGGGGGAAATAAAAAGACTAGTACTGACAGCCATACAGTTGAAAGAAACTGCGACAGAGCGCGACATTGTGCCAGAAGAGCAGGAATTCAACTTTGAACCAGGTGATTTCCCAGATCAGAGCAGTCCATTAGAGAATACTAATACTCAAATTGTGGAGTATTTGGCAAATAGAGGATTAAGTATTAATGACTACAATTTTTATTGGACGCCAATGACAGAAACAAAATTTGATAGGCGTGTAATAATACCATTCTTTTGGAAAGGAGAAATTGTAGGTTACACCGCACGTTTAACTGTACGCGGTAATCCAAAATATTTTACTAGCACACCAAAAGGGTTTGTGTTTAATATGGACGGACAAACAGATGATCGCAAGTTTGTTATTGTAACAGAAGGCCCATTTGATGCTATTGCTGTAGGAGGCGTTGCTATATTAGGCAGTGATATAAGTGACTCACAGGTTGATTTGATTGAGAGTTTAAACAGACAAGTTATAATGGTGCCTGATAACGATAGTGCTGGAAACAAACTTATACAGCAAGCACTAAAATATAACTGGGACGTAAGTTTTCCAACGTGGCACGACACTTGTAAAGACATAAACGAAGCAATAGTTAAATATGGCAGAATATTTACACTAAAAAATATAATAGACAATGTTGAGACATCTAGTCTCAAGATAAACTTAATGGCAAAGAAAAGACTAAATGAACAAAGAGTATAATGTAGATCTACAAAAACTGTATCTCGAAATGCTTGTGGCTAATCCAGAAGTATATGTAAGAGTGCAGAATATTTTTAATCCGCAAAACTTCGATCGGAGTTTGCGTCCAATAGCAAAGTTTATAAAAGAATATGTAAATGATTATAAATCTTTGCCTGATATAAAACAAATAAACAGTAAAACAGGTTCTAAATTAACTACTATTGAAGAAGTAACTGAAGAACATACCAATTGGTTAATGGATGAGTTTGAGACTTTTAGTAGGCATAAAGAACTTGAGAGAGCAATTTTAGACAGTGCTGATCTACTCGAGAAAGGTGATTATAGTCTTGTTGAAACAAAGATTAAGAAAGCAGTACAGATTGGTCTTACGAAAGACATGGGTACAGACTATTGGGACAATCCAAGAGAAAGACTACTATCGTTAAAATCCAACAATGGACAGTTGAGCACAGGTTGGGAAACATTTGATAAAAAGTTATTTGGTGGATTTAACAGAGGCGAATTGAATATTTTTGCAGGTGGTAGTGGTAGTGGTAAGAGTTTGTTTATGCAAAATTTGGCAGTCAATTGGATACTTGCAGGATTAAATGTTTTATATTTTACATTAGAACTGAGCGAAGAACTTACTGCGATGCGTATTGACAGTATGGTATCTAATATTGCAACAAAAGAGATTTTTAAAGATTTAGATACTGTTGAAATGAAAATTAAACTAGTAGCAAAGAAAGCAGGCAAGTTACAAATTAAGTATATGCCAGCACAAAGCAACATTAACGATTTTCGCAGTTATGTAAAAGAATTAAACGTGCAAAAAGGTATGAAGCCAGACGTTGTATTAATTGATTATTTAGATTTGTGTATGCCAGTAAGTGCAAAAGTAGCACCAAGTGATTTGTTTGTTAAAGACAAGTATGTAGCAGAAGAACTACGTAACTTTGCTAAAGAATTAGACACTGTATTAGTTACAGCATCGCAGTTAAACAGGGGTGCTGTGGATGAGATTGAGTTTGATCATTCGCACATTGCAGGCGGTATTAGTAAAGTTAATACAGCAGACAATGTTATTGGTATTTTTACAAGTAGAGCAATGCGTGAGCGTGGAAGATATCAAATTCAGTTTATGAAAACTAGAAGCAGTAGTGGCGTTGGACAAAAGATTGATTTAGAATTTGATTTAGAAAGTTTGCGTATTAGGGATTTGGGAGAAGATGCACAGTCATATCAAAACGATGAAAGCACTGAATATTCTCCATCAGAGTCTCAAACAGATATATTCAACAAGATTAATAGAAGTGCAACCGTCAGTAGCACCGGAGATGCACCTAAAGTCACAGCAGAAGCAAGCGGAAGTAAAATACGGTCATTACTCAACAACATGAAGAACACTGATGAATTATAAATAGTGTAAAGTCCAGAGGATTTAACACTATGCGGTGGCATGATTATTTACAAGCAGATTTTCTTGGCCCGAGAGAATGGGTATTAACTGAATCTCTTACATTTGAGATTGAAAAAAGTAGAGTTGCTGATATTGTTAATTCAATATCAATTTGGAAACTCACAGATCTAAAAATTAGAGAAACTGATGATCTTATTTTGATCACAGCACCAGTTGGATATAAAACAGATTTAGCATCAATATCCAGAGCAATGTGGAGTATTATTTCTCCATGGGACGTTGCTCGTGGTGCAGTTATACATGATGCTCTTTACGGTGCTATTAGAAAACGCAAAGAACAAGGTGCTTTAGACAAAACTAGTATCAAAAGCCTTCGAAAACAAGCAGACGACATATTTAAATTGGGAATGGAATCAGCAGAACCTAAAATTCCAACTTGGAAAGTTGCTTCTTGTTACTACTCTGTCAGAGGATTTGGGTGGACATCTATTAATAAGAAAGCGAAATTCAACAACTAACTCATATAAATACATGTAGAGTGTATATTAATATGAAACGTAAAACTAGAACTATACTTGAAGAATTGAATTCTCTATATAGCGAGAAGAATAAGAGTGCGATTATTGAAAGTCGCGCTATACATATCATTGACAGTGCTATTAATTTAATTAATACTATGTATGAAAATTATGAGCATGATACTGCTTCCGAACTAGAAAGACGCCTCATCAATAGTATACGCGGACAAGACAATAAAAAGTTTATTCGTAGTATTCGAAAGGCGGGCGATAATGAGATTGAGTGAAATATCGCCATATTTAGATACCGGAGTAATCGTTAAAAGACCACAGCCTAGAGTTAAACGCATTCCACCAGGAAAAACAAGTGGAATAGTTGATAGTATGGCTGACCAACTTGAAGACATTGTCGACAATTGGATAAGGGTTGATTGGAATGACGTGGAAGATATTACTAAAGAACGTTTTAGTAACGCAATAACAGAATTATTGGATATTATTAACCGTGAAGATATTTGAATTTTTACCAGAAGAGCGCCCAGCCAGAGCAAAACGCCGCAAGGGCCGTGAATCACGTAAAGATCGCGAAGGAAATCCTATTAACGAATCTAAATGGCTTTTTGAAGAAGAAAGCCGTACACATATGACACACTTAGAGGACTTGGTGTTCTCACAGGGCCATAAAGGTGCTAAACAAGCATTAAACTATTTGGCCAATGTTGCTGGTATGCTTTCTGGTCACGGAGGCAAACGTACCAAAATAACAACTAAATGGGATGGTGCTCCTGCTATTGTTGCTGGTACTGATCCAAAAGACGGTAAGTTTTTTGTAGCAACAAAGCATGGCTTTTTTAATAAAAATCCTAAATTAAACAAAACACCTAAAGATATTGACAAGAATCATTCCGATGCTGGTTTAGAAAAAGGTAAGACAAGAGCAGGCTTGCGCGATAAATTTAAAGTTGCATTAAAAGAATTAAAAAAATTAAACTTTGATGGCATTTTGCATGGCGACTTTATGTTTTCTAAAGGTGATTTAAAAACAGTAACTATTGAAGGGGAAAAATATATTGCTTTTAAACCACAAGAAATTACATATGCCGTCCCTGCTGGTAGTGAATTAGCACAGCAATTACTGGCCGCAGATATTGGTATTGTATGGCATACGCAATATACTGGCGGACCTGAGATTAGTGACATGCAAACACAATATGGTGTAATAGCACCAGAAGGTAACAAAAAAGTTTGGATGGATGATGCTACGTATAAAGATTTAACAGGCGTTGCTACATTAACTGCAAAAGAAACAGATTCTGTAAGGCGCGGTGTTGAAAAGATGAGTGATATTTTATCTAAAACAAATGCCTCAAAATTCAACACAATGTTGAAAAATGAAGAGTTTATGAAATATATTCCCATCTTTATTAACGAAAAGATTCGTCAAGGAGAAGGACAAGTATCCAATGCTACAAATTTCTTGCAAGATTTTATTAACTATTATGATGATCGTATGCAAGCCGAAATTGATAAACTAAAGACTGGTATTGAAGGCCCCGCAGGACAGGCGCGTGTACAAAAAATGGAAGCAAACAAACGGTTTATCGAAGATAACAGTAATACATTATTAGCAATACTTGGCATATATAAACAAATCGTACAGCTTAAAATGATCTTAGTAAACAAACTAAACAAAGTAGAAGGTATTGGAACATTTTATAAAACAGACGGCGGCTACGAGGTAGCAGACCCTGAGGGGTTTGTAGCAATTGATAGAATAGGTAATGCCGTAAAATTAGTAGATAGAATGGAGTTTTCTAGAAGAAACTTTTTAAGTCAAAAGGAGTGGGGTTGATGGGATTTATTAAAGATTTACACGAAGCAAAGGCGTTACGCACACAACGTGGTTTGAATCTTAGTGCTGAACAAGTAGCAGAAAACATTTATCTAAATGTTCTTTCTCTACAAGCAATGAGGTATGATCCTAGCACTGCTAAACAGGCAGCCGAATACGCAAGAAAAACTTTACAATACCAAGATTTTAGTAACATTAGATCAACAGCAACAGATTTACATAATTGGGTAGCAGTCTTTAGTAATCCAGATCGTTATGCAGACCAAATTGGTCCTGTTGGAAGAGCAAGTATGCCTGTTATGCAATTTAAAAAATTTTTAAGAGACGTAGCACAAGGCAAGTCAAATCCAAACTTTGAAAAACAGTTTTTAATGAGTCTAGAACGCAATCTAGGAATTGCAAGTGGACAATATGGCGCCGTAAGAAGATTATTAAGTGATTGGAATAGACTGTATGGCAGTGAGCGCAAGCAAAGTGCTACTAGATTACTGCAAGCACTTAGAGCAAAATCACCTAAGAGTGATTTACGTGGTTCATATGAAGGCTTTATGCGTAAGGGTGGATATGAACTCAAAGGTGTAAAAAATCCAGAAAAAACAGGCCTGGGCCCATTGTCAAAGGCTGCGGTTGCATTAGGTACTGGTTATCTAGCAGGCAAGGCGCTAGGCAAATGGCTCACAAGTCCATCTAAATAATATGCAATGAAAAAGCTACGAAAGCAATATTAATTTTAATATAGCGTAGTTTATTTTTTCTAATTAGATATAAATAATATTAACGGTATAGAGAAATCTATACATTACAAGATATAGGAGATTAGAAAAATGGCAGGATATGCAAACCCAGCTTATTCAACAGCACAAGACAACAGTGAATACCTAGGTCGTGACATCGTATGGTTATGTTCAACAGGCGGTGACTTCACAACAGATACAGATGCACAACTAGCACTAGAAGCAATTGCACAACACGGTACAATTGAAGTTGTAGGCACAGTTACAGCAGCTGGCTTCGTAGTAGGT